GAGGCGGGTGCTGAGGGTGTTATACCATTACAAAATAGCCAGTTTATTAAGGACTTTGCACGTGAGGTTGCTAATGCTATTGGTACTAATAGTATAGGTAATACTCCTAATATTAATATAGGTACGTTGATACAAGACGACAGAGGCTACGAGTGGTTAACTGACATAATTGCAAGAATAATGGCTCGTAATGGTTATCTTGGTAGCTTATCATTTTAAAGGAGGGTTTAGTATATGAGCGTTATATGTAAAGTAAATAACACTCAAGTACAAACTCCAACTAGCATAGATTATGAGTTAACTCCTGTAGTAACAGATGAAAACAGGTTGGAGGATGCTACACTCACCCTCCGACCTGTAGCTCATAAATATAAAGCAGTGTGGACTTATGATTATATATTAGGTGCATCACTTATAACTATGCTAGGCGAGAGTTGGGAAAAGTATGTTGATGATAAAACATATAAATTTAAAGTAAGTATGCCTAATTATAAAGGCGGACAGTTGGAGTTTGACGCATATTTTAAAGCTGTTACTTTTAAACTTGTGTTATGGAATAGTGACCCTAACTTGAGAGTATATAGCAATTTTAGTATGACATGGATTGAATATTAAGGAGGTGAGGTGTAATGTTAGACAGCAATTGGAAAAAATATAGTAACAAGGTTAGATTTACTTTTAACTCTGGGGTTGTTTATGAGGGTGTAGGTACCGATGAGGTATTACAAGTTGACATTCAACGTGACCTTGCTGATAATAACACCGACCCCCTTGGTGTTGTTAGGTCAGGTACTATAAGTATTAAACTGATGGATAAAGATAAGAAATTCGTTAAAAATAATAAAACATCCCCCTATTTTGGACTATTAAGCGAAGGTTTTAAAATAGAGTGGTACATTAGTATTGATGGTGGAGCATTTACTAAACATGGTGAGTACTATGCTACTGATATTAAAAACAGTAGTGGTAATGGTGGATATAATAAAGTAACAATTAATGGTGCTGATATACTACAATATATAGGAAATCAGCCTGTTAATATTGTTGGTATACGAAGAAAACAAACAGTAAAAGACTATCTAGCAAGTATATTTAACAGTGTAGGTTTAAATGCTAGTCAATATAATATAGCTAATACTCTTACAAAGACTATTAAATATACATATACATTTGGTACTAAGCTAAAAGATGTGTTAAACAGTGTGGCAAAGAGTTATATGTGTAATATATTCGTAGACGGTAATGGAATCATACAAGTAGTAGATTTACTTGACTTAGCAAATAAAACTACAAAGCGTATGGACTTTGATGGTGTAGTTAATACATTCGAGGTGACATTAGGTACTGACTTATTAGATACTTATAATGCAGTAAGATTAAAGTATACTAACCCTACTGTTGTAAAAGGTGATACATTACTTGAAATTAGTGACTTTGAAATACCTGCTGGTACTAATGAGTTAAGTGAATTTACTTTTAGTAATAATAAAAAAGCTGATAAAATAGAGTATGTAACAATTGTACCTGTTGAACCTGATGTTACTATCAGTATAAATAATATGAGGTGGACACAAGATAGCATTATATTAAATGTTACTAACCCTAAAGAAACAGCTATTAAAGCCAAAATAGTAGTAAAAGGCAATTGTTTAATTGAAAATACTGCTGTTATGGAGAGGTATATATCTGGTATTCCAGTAGAAAGACGTAAGTATATAGAAATAGATGCTAAGTTGATACAAAGTGACAGTTATGCTGAAAAATACTGTACTATAATATTACACTATTTATCAGCTGATGTAAGTTATTTAACATTAAGGACTAAAGGTCATCCATTATTAGAATTAGCTGACATTGTGGGTGTAAAATCTGGTTTAGTTGACTTTGATGGTACATGTATTTTAAGTAGTTTAAAGCTTAGTTTAGGAGTTTCTAGTACATGTAATATTTCGGTATTAAACTCTGCAGCACTACGTATAGAGTAAAATATGTAATCAGTAATGCTGTTTTCAACATATTTCTAAAATTATTAACTTTGTTGATTAAAATGGTGAGATTTAAAAATAATTTTTAACTTATAAAAATCTGTATTAACATTGATTTAAAAATTGAGTAAGCATTGACAAAAAATTGATATGCAGTCAGTGTAAAAAACTGGAAATTGTTTCGGGTTGTTTTTGAGAGGTGATTTTTGGTTAGGTGTTTAGGTGGTTAGGGTAAAGTTGTAGATATGTAAAAATCTGGAGGTCGGGTGGTAGAGGGGAAAGGTATATTAATTTTAGTTACTAAAAGGAGGCTTGTTGTATGAATTGGTTAACAAGTAATCTAATACCAGCTTGGAATGACCCTGGTTGGACAGCATATAATGGTGCTAGTATTGACAATGAGAAAATAACATTACCGACTAATAGTAGCGTAAAGCTACTATTAGATAAAGGCGGTATCATTCCGGGTTCCAGTTATATTAAGCTTAAAGTAACATTTTATGGCACCTTTAATGACGATTATGATTATTCCCCTACAAGTTCTATAGATATTAAAATCGTGTATTTAGACGATACTGTGCAAACTGGTAAAATACTATTATCTAGGGATAAAGTAGTAGACAATAAATATATAGATACAACAATTGTGCAAGTAGAGTTAAAAAATATAAGGTCAATGGAAATATACTTTAATAACTATGATAATGCTCCTGGTACATTGTATTTATCTAATGTTGAATTATATAAAAGTGAGGACATTAATAAAGAACAGGTCGTTGATGCTGTTGCAGAGGCAGTATCTCTTAAGAGATGTGAACGTTACAATAATGGTCTTATAGTGGAGTGGAAAGGTGATGCTAAACCTTTAAAGTGTGTGTTTGTATCAGATGAAAATAATGATATGCTAGGAATACTTGTGGATGATACCGACTTTGTAAGTACACCAAGAGTATATGCTGACCTAGAATAATGGAGGTGTTTATATGTTAGATACCAAAAAAGAAATTGAGTTATTCTTACTGGGTATTGCTATATCTGGTAATAGAGATAAAATAAAGGAAAAAGACAAAAGTAATATAGTCGAGGATACACCTATAGGTAATGTTGAAGAAAGTAACTTTAGTGTAAGCATTAAAATATAAAAAGTAAGTTGTGTATGTATAAAGTAGATTGAGTAATTGCATTTAGATAAAGTAAATACATTGATATGTAAATATATAAAGTAAGTTAATGATATGCCTGAATACGGTATAAAGTAATTTATTAATATGCATTAAATAATAGAAAGGAGGTTAACTGCGTTATGGACTTAAATGAGAAAGAGTGGTTCGCTCTTATAGCTGGTCTTATTGTAGGAAGGCATAAAAAACAAAATAGAAATAAAGTAGATAATGCTGTTACTGTTAATAAAAAACCTATAAAATTAAGTAAATATGCAACTATAGGGATAACAGCAGGCACTAAATATTGCGATAATAAAACATATAGTTTAGTTAGAATACCTATAATGTGCACTGGTGTAAACATTGGTGTTGCAGCATTCGTAGCCAAAGTAACTTGGGATTCATATGCAATATATGACAGCGTTGATTATGGTGATTTTGGTCCTAATATTATAATAGATAGCAGAAATGTAGCATCTAGGACACTAATAGTTAGAGGTCAAAATACATCTAATATGCCTCAAGAGGACTTTGTGCTATTCTACTTAAATCTTATAGTTGCTGATGTACCTACTGATGTAAATAAAATATATATCAATTGTATTAAGACAACTGGCACTAGTATGGATGATTGCAGTCTTTTAACTGCTAAAGATGGCGAATTATTTTATATAACTCCCATAGAGGCTAACCAAGGTTATATATACTTTGACATTGAAGATAAACCAAAGTATACTCCTCCTACTTTTGAACAGCCAGGTCCTTCTAACTTTCCTATTGGTGGTAATGACAGTGCTGATGGATTAATACCACCTGATGGTGGAGTATCAACTGGAGAGTATAATTTAACTGGTTATTTAGGCGGTGCTGGTGGTACTGGTGCATATATAGTCATAACTATTATACAAGGTGGTATAATTATTGGCATCGACAGGCAATATGTTAATACTGGAAAGTTTAAGATTGACGGTAAAATAAACTTAAAAACACATAACCCTGGTTATGGCGACATT